GGTCAATACGTAGATATTGAAGGTGCATATCGTAACGAACACGAATTAATTAAGAGATATCGAGAGATGGCATTACACCCCGAAGTGGATAATGCAATCGAAGATGTTGTTAATGAAGCAATCGTCACAGATTTATATGACTCACCTGTTGAGGTTGAGTTGTCAAATCTTAATGCCAGTGAAGGTATTAAGAAAAAAATTAGAGAAGAGTTTAGATATTTAAAAGAGGTTATGGACTTTGATAAAAAGTCTCATGAAATTTTTCGTAACTGGTATATTGATGGAAGATTATATTATCTTAAAGTAATTGATTTAAAAAATCCACAAGAAGGAATACAGGATCTGAGATATATTGATCCGATGAAATTGAAATATGTTCGTCAAGAAAAGAAAACACAAAATGATGTCAATTCGAGATTAAGACCAGAGAATCAATCTGTTCCAAATCCAAAATTTGATGAATATTATCTTTATACTACAAAACCTAATTTCCCAACAGGAATGATATCTCAGGCAGGTAAAAATTCTGTCAAGATTTCAAAAGATTCAATTACATATTGTACATCAGGATTAGTAGATCGTAACCGTAATCGTGTTCTTTCTTATCTACAAAAAGCAATCAAGGCACTGAATCAATTAAGAATGATTGAAGATAGTCTTGTAATTTATCGTTTATCAAGAGCACCTGAAAGAAGAATATTTTATATTGATGTAGGTAATCTACCAAAAGTAAAGGCAGAACAATACCTTAAAGAGGTAATGAATCGTTATCGAAATAAGTTAGTGTATAATGCACAAACTGGTGAAATACGTGATGACCGTAAATTTATGTCAATGATGGAGGACTTTTGGTTGCCTCGTCGTGAAGGTGGTCGTGGAACTGAAATCACAACTTTACCTGGTGGACAAAACTTGGGTGAATTACAGGATATTGAATACTTCCAAAGAAAATTATATCGTGCATTAGGTGTTCCAGAATCACGTATCGGTGGTGATACAGGTTTTAATTTAGGTCGTTCATCTGAGATATTGAGAGATGAGTTAAGATTTTCCAAATTTGTAGGACGTTTGAGAAAACGTTTTGCAAATATGTTTAATGATATGCTTAGAACGCAGTTAATTCTTAAAAATATCATTACTCCCGAAGACTGGGAGCAAATGGAAGATCATATTCAATATGATTTTCTATATGATAATCAGTTTGCTGAACTTAAAGAATCAGAGATGCTTCAAAATCGTCTCGGCAATTTAGCACAAATTGAACCTTATATTGGTAAATATTATTCAACAGAGTATGTTCGTAAAAGAGTATTACAACAGACAGACTCTGAAATTGAAGAAATTGATATGCAAATTGAAGATGAAATTGAAAAAGGTATTCTTCCAAATCCAGCAGAAGTTGATCCGATTACTGGTGAATCATTACCACAAGGAGAATCTGCAACAGAGACAAATGGAAAAGTTCTTGGTAAATCATTAGAGGATGAGGATGAGGATGATGCAGCTGCACCAATGACAGATGCACAATATCAAAAAGACACTAAAACAGCGGAGTTATAACCATGCCATTATCACAACAAGGTTTCGGGGGAGGAGCAACATCACTTTTTCGTGCTAGTGCTGGTGGTGGTGCAACTCCTCTTGAACAATTGTATACTACTCCAAATACTCACTCTTTAAGTATCTTTGGACCTCAAACAGTACATGTATTTTTGTGTGGTGGAGGTGGTAGAACATCTGGTAGTAATACTGGGGTAGGAGGACCTGGTGGTTTTTTCAAGTTTGAGATACCTTTTCCTGCTGGTGAAACAGTTGTTGAAATTGGTGTTGGTGCTGAGAGATATAGTCAAAGTAATAGTTATCCTATGAGAGGAGGACAAGGATTTACGAATAATAATGGTACATCTTATGGTGGTTCTCATATTTCAGGAGGTGGAGGTGGTAGTTATATAAAAATAACATCTGGTGGAGCTGGTATGGCAAATAAGAATAATTATCTTGCAGCTGTTGGTGGTGGCGGTGGTGCTGCTGTTCACAGTTTTAATTCAAACATTGGTGGTATAGGATATGGTCATGGAGGATCCTCTTATAGCAATAGTTACCAAAATTCAGGACATGCTGGAAATAACGGTTATAATACCAGTGGAGAGGCAGGATCTGCTCAGAGTAGTGGTTGGGCTGGTGGTGCTGCTAATAATTTAAATCAAATGGTTGGTGGTGATGCTGCTGGTCAATCTTATATGGGTGGTGCAGGTGGCGGTGGATTTGGTGGTGGTGGAGGTGGAGGTGCTGGTAGCAGCAGTTCTGGATCTGCTGGTAGAGCGGGAGGTTATTTTTCAATGTCTACTGGTTCTAGTCTTGGTATGGTTAGAATTCGTCCTGGTGGTGGAGGTGGAGGTGGTTCTCACGGTAACGCTTGCGGTGCTACTGGCGGTGGAGGAGGATGTTTATTATTTGTAGATTACACTCCACAAGGTTGGTCAACAGCTCAACTTCTTAGGGGTGGAACTAATTATACAACTGCAAATGCTAATATTACAGATTGGGGTTATGCGTATACTCAATTAGGTAATATTGCAGGATCATCAACTCAGAGCAGTTTGAATAATAAAGGTGGAGAAAATGAGAATGGTTTCGTATATATTAAAACAAAATCACTAGGATAGACAATCTAAATAAAAATAAAAAAAATCATGACAAACGAAGAAGCAAAAACATATATTATCAATCAAGGTTACGCTGAAAATGATGAAGCAGCGGAAAAAATTAGATTAAACATAATTGCTGAACCATGTTTTACAAAATATGAAATTCAAGGTTTAGATGGTGGAGGTAACTGGATGGGGTATGGTGAAGATACTAAAGGTATAAGTGAAGAGGTGTTTAATTTAATTAAGGGTTAACTACTTAGGAGATGAATTATGACAAATGAAGAAGCAAAAACATTTCTTATTAATAATGGTTATGTTACAGATATAGAAGAAGCAGAAACATACATGATAAAAATTAAAGAAAACTCATATGCTCCAAATATGGGTGTCAGTGAAGAGTTATATCATACACTAAGAGGAGATTAATTATGAAATCAATGAGTGGATTTGGTGGTGGTGTTGCTTCATTAAGTATGGCAGGTGGTAGTGGTTTTGAATCAATAGATATACAACTTACTGCACAATCTACTGGGACATCTTGGGGTTCTTATAGTTTAACTAATGCCTTTTCTATGCCAATTACGACTAATTGGGGATATAATGGATATTTTGCTTTTGAAGTTCCTAATGATGATACTTACAGAATTATGACTCGTGGGGCTAATGGCACATATGCTGGTATTAATTCACCATCATCAGAAAATTATGGTGCAGAAATTGTCGCTGATATAGATGTAACTAAGGGTTGGATAATACTCTTTATAGCTGGACAAACTGGTGGTGTTACATCGGACAATGAAGGTGGTGGTGGAGGAGGAATGTCTGCTGTTGCATATACAACAAACACATCAAATAGCACTGCTTCTGTGGCTGCTGCCAATGCTCTTGTAGTTGGAGGAGGTGGTGGTGGTGCTTGTTTTAATCGATCAGGTCAAGATAATGCAAGAGGTTATGGTAATATTGATAGTACTTATTTTCAAATGGTAAAAGGTAAGGCAGGTCTAAAATCTGGATATGATACATTAGGTCATGGATGGACTGTTGGAGGAGGTGGTGAAGCTTCTAATGGAACAAATAATATAGCAGGTTGGAATGGTGGTGGTTTTAATTCTGCTGGTTCAGGTAATTCTGCTAGATCTGGAGGTTCTCATGGAAATGGTTTTAAGCAAGGAGCTGCAGGTGGTGCAAACCAAGGTGGCAACAATGGTGGTGGATTTGGTGGAGGAGGTGGAGGTGCAAATAATTGTGGATATGGTGGCGGTGCTGGTGGATATTCTGGTGGAGGTAGTGGTGGATATACTGCTGGTTGCGGAGGTCACGGTGGTGGCGGTGGATCTTGGTCTTTGACTTCTGCGAACCTAGTTTCAGCACAAAATTATAATACTAGATATGGATATGTAAGAATTCGTTCTTCAGATCAATATTGATTGATAATATATTTTTATTATAGTGATCTTATAAATGTATAAATAAGTATATTGCAATAAATTAATCTTATGGAAGATCTTGTGGATTTGATCGCTACTGACGCTAGTGCTAGTGATATTTCTGATAAAATAAAGGAAAGACTATACACAAAAGCATCAGAGTATGTAGATGCATCAAGACCAGTTATTGGTGCTGAACTTTTTGGTAATGAGGTGCCTGAAACACCAGAAGCAGAATCTGAACTTGAAGTGGAAGATGAACCTGATTCAAATGAGGAAACAGAATAATGTTGTCTATCAAACCATTAAGTCTCGAACTAGCAGTAGGTGAAGCAACTATTACAAATGCAAGACTTGTTAGACTTGTGAATACTGGTGCTACTCAAGAAGTAACGGTTGCTGGTGATACACCATCATCATTTACTATGATTGCCAACACTTCTATTATTATTGAAAAAGATTACGGTGCAGCAATAGGTGCTAGTGCCAGTGTCAAAGGAACCGTAATTGCGTTTACAAATTAAGAACCATGAAACTGATCACAGAAGAAATTTCCCAAATTAAATTTATCACCGAGGGTAAAGGCAAAGGAAAACGTCTTTGCATCGAAGGTGTATTCCTTCAAGGTGGTATTAAAAATCGAAATGGAAGAATGTATCCTGTCGATATTCTTGAAAGAGAAGTCACTAGATACTGTAATACTTTTGTGAAACAAGGTAGAGCACTTGGTGAACTCGGACATCCCGAAGGACCAACTGTAAATCTTGATAGGGTATCCCATAAAATTACTTCACTCGTAAGGGAAGGAAATAATTTTAGAGGAAAAGCAACTTTACTTTCAACTCCTATGGGTAAGATTGCTTCATCACTTATAGATGAAGGAGTCAAACTTGGAGTGTCTTCTCGTGGTGTTGGATCACTTAGAGAAAGTAGTAATGGATGTAAAATGGTTGGTGAAGATTTTCAATTAGCAACCGCTGCGGATATAGTCGCAGATCCTTCTGCACCAGATGCATTTGTCAATGGAATTATGGAAGGAAAAGAGTGGATTTGGGAAGGCGGTAGTCTTCGTGAAGAACTCGCAGAAAAAACTCAAAAGACAATTAATACACTTGTCG